TTCTTAGAGCAAGAGGGGTTTAATAGGCGCTCCTTCGTGAAAGACAACATCCACGCCCACTACCAGACCACCTGGCTACGACTTCTTAACCTGGCCTCGAAAGAGACTAAGAATGAAGCGGAGCCGGTGGGTCTGGCAGAGGCATTGAAAGTTAGAATCATCACGAAGAGCCAACCTCATGCTCAATTCGTTTTAAGGGCATTGTGGAAGAAGATGCACTCCGTGCTAAAGAAGCACCCTGCATTTTCCTTGGTGGGAAAACCGGTCTCAGAGGAGTACATGCTCAATCGCCTAGGTCGAAACATAGGCGAGTCAGAGCGGTACCTGTCTGGGGACTACGAAGGAGCGACCGACAATCTCAAGAGTTGGGTCTCGGAAACCATCGCGAATGAAATCGCGGAGGTTCTGAAACTTCACCCTGTCGAACGTCGTTTGCTCCTGAGTCAGTTGACTGGGTACAACCTTCACACAATGCGTGGTATGGAACCACAGAAACGGGGACAACTCATGGGCAGTGTAGTGAGCTTTCCAATACTGTGCATCGCGAACGCGTGTGTCGCCAGGTGGGCGTACGAGGCGGGTGCCGGAGTAATCCGGCGCCGACTCCGTGACTGCCCACTCATGGTAAATGGCGACGACATGGCGATGCGGTGCACAGTTCAGAGCAGAATGGCCTGGGCGAAAGTTTCCCAGTTCTGTGGACTCAAGGAATCCGTAGGAAAGACTTGGTTCTCCAGAGACTTCGTGGAAGTAAATTCCACGATGTACCTGGCGGGACCGAGTCACCTCCACGATATCCCAATAGTCAACGAAACTGGGCAGACGATCCTCAGGAGTTGCCCATTCGAGCTGGTCCACTATGTCAATTTCGGATTGGTCCGCGGCCTCAAGAGAAGCGGCCGCATCGGTCTCGATGACCTGACAGATTCGAAGAAGACAGTGGGTGCCAGCTACCGGGCTCTGATGGAAAACTGCCCATCGCGCTTGCATCTTAAAGTGCACTGGATGTTCATCGATAACAACTTGGAAACTCTCTCCCAATGTCGCCTGCCATGGTACATTCCAGAGTGGCTGGGGGGCATCGGACTGGTTGGAGTCGCCGTCCCAAACGAGTTGGACCTGAGCATAGCGCACAGGATCCTCCTCAATTGGAGAAAGCGACGACCGGTCACGATCCGCCCAGAGGCCACCTGGCGTATATGGCAAGTGGCGGAGAGACGAGTACCCACCCCAGGTGCCGTGGCCGAGGAGGCCGGGGCACCGGGGGTAAAGTTGTACGAGGATACGGTTGCTAGAGAGTGCCTCAACCTGATCTATGACAGCAACGTCGAACTGGATCTCCTGATGAAGGAGACCTTGAACGACGGTGGGCTGGCTATCAGGCATAATGAGAGACTCTGGCGTATCGGAAGGGACCTGCCACCTCCGATAGATCCGCAGACCCTCGAGTATCGAAGAAAGTACCTCAGTTATGAGGTACCGGGACATCCTAAAGAAGCAAGCGCGCTGCTACACGTGCAAGACCTACTGAAGAATATAGAACTTGACTGATGATGAAATGAAGGAGACGTCAACGGTGACTGGTCGAGAGTGGCTGCATACGCAAGCTCACTAAGATCCGTTGATGTGTGTTGCTGGTTGGAAGATTTGATTTTTACTTTAAAGGTCAAGTCG